GATGAGTGGCTGCAAGCTAATATTCGGCCCGTTACTCCTTTGGAATTTGAGGAATGGTTGGCTAGCACTGGTTATAATGAACACCGCAAACAACAGTTGCGGGATGCCCATGATGAGTTGAGAGATGGGTTCCCAACTAAACGCCAGTGCCAGCATGTCGATACGCATGGCAAGCATGAATCCTATCCTGAATATAAACACATGCGTACGATTAATTCACGTTGCGATGCCTTCAAAGCATTTTCTGGCCCCCTATTCAAAGCTATTGAAGAAGAATTGTATCGTCATCGTTATTTTGTGAAGCACATGACTCCGCAGGATCGGATGGAGCGTGTGCGTGGCATTAACAAGATAGGGGGGCACTGTGATGCCACTGATTTTACTGCCTTTGAAAGCCACTTCACCCCAGAAGTCATGGAACATTTGGAGTGTCGATTGTACCGGCATGCTTTGTTGCAGTTTCCGCGGCATGCAAAGGTGCTATGCGACACAATTACTGGCCCCAATCGCATGCGGACCCGTTGGGGCCTGCGTGCATTGATCCAGGGGCGTCGTATGTCTGGGGATATGTGCACAAGTCTTGGCAATGGTTTTTCTAATCTGATGCTTGCCATGTACCTGTGCCGGTCCAACGGCGGTGCTTTTGATGGCATTGTCGAAGGTGATGATGGCTTGTTCGTTACCGATGTGGAACTCAAGGCCGAGATGTGGAAGGACCTTGGGTTCACTATTAAAATCGATGAGGTTGTGGAGCCGTGCCGTGCATCGTTCTGCGGGCTCGTCTTTGGCGAGTCCGGGCAGGTTATCCGCGATCCGCGTCGATTCTTACAGACTTTTGGATGGTCCGAGGACTATATTAGCGCTAGTCCCCGGGTCCACATGGAGCTCTTGCGCGCGAAGGCACTGTCTGCATTAGCTGAAACACCGCAGTGTCCTATCGTGGGCGCGATTGCTCGTCGTGCTTATTTTACCACTCAGGGGTATGAGGCGAGATTCGTCGATCGGTGGCGTGCTAGCCACACTCCTGAGTGGGTCAATGTGCCGTTCCTTCCGACATCGGAGACTCGGATGTTGTTCCAGGATATGTACGGCATTTCACCTGAGCAGCAGCTTGCTGCTGAAAATGCCATTGCTTGTGGTGACTTGGCCTTTGTTGGGTCCGTTGTTATTGGCCACAAGCATGTCCACGATTATGCGTCCCGGTTCATAGAGACCTGGCAGCTCAAAAGTGGCGTCGGTGTGCTTCCAAATCGCGGGAAGTATACTGAGGCCATCCCAGTTGGCTGATGGGTGGGCTGGCCGTTCTTTGGGGGTTTGTCAACACGTTCCCCCCTGATGTGTTAATGTGTTGGGGCATTGGGTGAGCCATTTGGCAAGATGCCCT